TTCTTTGTGGCTTGTTCTGCCCAAAACTCTGGGTCGTGTCCTTTGTTGTGTGTGGTGTGCACCCCAACTTGACCTAATTGTATGAAGCCGTCACTCATCCTTTGTAGGGCTCTGGTGGTTCTTCGTCTCTGTCTAATATTAAACCGTGTTCTTTTAACTTTTCGTCAATGTCTTCGTAAGGACCTATGATCCATTTGCCTTCGTGTGGCACTGCTACCAACGGTTTGTCTAGTCTGTGAAAACCATACAGCCTATCGGTTGCTACTACGTTGGAATCCAACACCGTAGATCGTGAACTTATGCCTACTGTTATGTCAGCATCCATGCACTTACAAATCCAAAACTCAACACAAGCTCTACCAGCTTCTGCAAAGTGCATGTTTTCTTTGTAAGAAAAATCTATGCCATACAAGTCAATAGACTCTACTTCGTTCCACAAAGCAAAAGCTATTGCATAAGCGACTGTGTTGTTAAGATAAGCACAGCCTGTAGCGTTGCACACTTCTTCTATAGGAAAAACCACAGCAGACGGCACTCTTTCGTCCAATTCACAAGTGTAAACAGGATATTCAGCGTCTGGAAGTATTCTGGTGAGGACACTGGTTTGTTTGCCAGCGTCATTACTGTCAAAAAAACGACTCGCTGGGTCTAACATAAACATTCTGTCTGTGTCGTACACAGCAGCTGCTGAATTTATTGTCCAGACTTCATCCCAAGTTCTACCGTTTTCTACACCTATAGCGTAGTCAACTTGTGATATACCAAGACCTATAAGAGCAACTCTCTTGCCCTTTAACGATTCTATGGGTTGCACTACGATACGCCAGTGCGAAACTGATCGTATCTAAATTCATCTCGTGTGCCACGACCTTCTGATAGATTTTTCATTCTTCCTACTGCCTCCTTAAATCTAGCCTCAAATTGACCAATGACATCGGGGGGTTCTTTTAGAAAGATTGCTCCTTCAACCAAGGTACCGTAGAGCAAAGCATCTGGATAATCAGAACTTAACACTGTTGTACCGCTGTCACTACCACTCGTTAACGAGGCTGGTTTATACAAATAATGTAATTCAATAGTATATGCTTCATCAGGAATCGGAGCAAGTTCAAACGAAGTGTCGTCAAACAATGAATAATATTTAGGTTGCCCAGTGGTTGCCGAACTGGGCGAATATTCTTTTATAAAAGAAGGGTGTTTAAAATCTAAGTAAGTGTGAGTATTGTTTTTTACTACAGCAAGACTAAAAGGAGCGTAAAAATCTGTTGGTGTAGCTAAGAATCTGTTGTCGGTAGTAAGAGTAGCTAGTACGTTCTTTCTTTGGTTAGACAGTTGAACCATATTAAAAATACGATTTTCTGCTTCTTTGATGAACGTAGGCAGTTGTGTGGTAAATGTAGTTTCATTTACTTGCAAGTAGTCTTGTACTGCTGTTTTTAATGTTGATAAAGTGAAGCTCATGTTTCTATTATAACCGTTCCCAAACTTGATGTTAGTTCAAATGTGGGCAATTCCTTTCCAAGTTTACCCAAGCCTACGTTAGTATAAACACTAAAAAAATTAAAGTCTTCCGCTGTGTCAGGTCTTGCGTCTTTGATAGCTTCTGGTTCTGATTTTGCACCTTTAGGCATTAACTGTGGGTGTTTGGCATCCCATTGGTCTGCTCCTACTACAAGACCGTCCCAAGTCTTTTTCATGTCTTTACGTTTGTATCTAAAACCAGATATGTCACATATACCGTAAGCGTTTTTGTTCGATGCAAAAGCCATTATGCGTTGTTGTAACTTCTTAAATTAGGCGATATTCTGAAAGATGATCTGTCTTCGTCCGCAGACATAGCTCTGTCAAACTCTTCTTCATAGATAGCCTTTAATTGTCCTGTAAGTTGTGGTGCTTTCTTCATGGATATGTAGTAAGCCAACCCAGCGGTTAAGCAAGGATAAAACCTAAAAGGCACTTCTATGTCGTTGGTAGCCGAATCCACATCGTCCATTCTTGTCAACACGTTCATGTGAATCGTGTACTTACTAGACACGTCTGGTGTTGGATAAACAGAGATAGTAGGTGTTAATTGTTTGTTAACAAAAAATTGGTTTGGTTTGCCTGTCGTGCTTTTCTTGGTGATGTGTGCGTACTCAGCTCTGCTCAAACGAGACATAGGTATGTCGGTTGTTTCAGTGCCATTGGTTTCTCTTACAAAGACATCTAAAACGTCTATAGGAGCTGTAGCGTTTGTACTGTCAACATTGTATGTTGTGGTTGAAGCAACCATAGCTACGGTCTTTTCTGCAATAGTCCACTGGTTTAAGCCTCTGTTAGCCCATTCAGCCAACATAATATTAAGGCTTCTTGAAGCACTTTTAAGATCGTAACCAGTGCGTAATTCTATGCCACAACGCTCGTAAGCCTCTTCTATGTATTCAGCTACGTCAGGTTGAAAGTCTTTACTGCTGGATGTCGCCATCGTAGTTACTTACGGTTATAACCGGGTTTGCCTCTTTTTATAGGTTTCTTTTTCTTAGGTGATGCTTTTAAAAACATTTTCATTTCTTTGTCAGAAATAGCACCTTTAGTTTTATTAACAAAGTCCATCACTTTATTCATTTTACTTAACTCTTTGTCAGAAATAGTACCTTTGGTTCGACCACGAGCAATGGACTTATCTTTGTTAGATAAAGGACCTTTGCCACTACCTAAACCTAGTTTTTTCATAACTTCTTTGCCCATAGAGCTAACGCCACCCATAGCTTTTCTTTCAGCTTGAGTTACTTGTCCTCCACGAGCCATCATTTTAGGCATACCAGCCATGCCACCACCCATCATTTTTTTAGGCGGTCTTCCTTTTTTCTTTCCGTATGTTCCTTTTCCTTGTGGCATATTGCCCTCCTATTTTCTACCAAACAAACCCATGTTGCCTGATTTTCTTTTACTTATCTTACCACCAGCTTTCATTTTTTTAGCAGTTTTTTTTGCTTGCTTAAAAGCTCCACCTGTTGGTGCACCTTTAGAACCTACTGAACGCATCCTTTCTGGAGTTTCGCCAGCAGCTTTTTGTCTTTTAATTCTATTTCTCTTGGCGTGTATGTTTGCATACAAACCTTTTGATCCTTGTGCTCTTGATATAGCCATTATTTACTCCAGTAAGTTTTTGCTTTTGTTTTAGATTTTTTATTTAATTCACCGTAATGAAACAACTTTTGGCTAGTTTTGACATGAGATTTACCAGAGTGTAAAGAACCGTCTGGCATCTTGTGCATACCGCCTTTGTGTAGTGAACCGTCTTTTTTGTAATGATTTACGCCTTTCATAGTATTAACATTAGCATTTCCATCTTTTTCTTGCTTGCCTAATTCTTGAATTAGGATCGTTTCTTGTCTTAGCAGAGCTTTTCTTTAATTGTCCTAACGATCTAGCACAATAAGATTTACGCCTTTTAGCTGCTGTACTGCCTTTTTTTACTTTGCCTGTTACAGCAGTTTTTAACTTAGAACCGGGATTTGCCTTGCGGTAAGCAGCAACACCCTTTTTTGTCATCCCAGCACCTTTTTTTGCTGGTCTGTAATTACCACCTTTTTTTGTGGTTTTGGGTATCGCTTTGCTCGCTTTCCTCGGTTTTTTAGTAGCCACCTTTAAGCATGAAATGCAGTCAAAGATGTAAAGGTTGCTGTAGTGTAATTAATAAACACTCCGTCTGAAAACACCAACCCGTTGTCTGGAATAGTTATGTCTCTGGTTGCTGTAGCAGAAGCCACACATCCTAATTTAAAAAGACTGCTCCCATTTGGAGAAGTATTTACAAAATCTAAATTGCCAGCAGTAGCAGAACAAACAACATTAATGCCTTGCAGTCTTGACCTACCACCAAAAATTACATCAGCAACTGCTGTATTTATACCAGCAGATACATTGCCAGCTGGATTACCAACAGCAGTTATTGACGTTATTGTTCTAAAATATTTAGTTCCAGTAGCTGTACCAGCATTTGCACCTGTAATGGATTCTGTTTGAGCATCTCCACTAACGTCTGTACCAACTACGGTAAATGATTTAGCTGCATCATTTCCAGCAGAAAGAATTGTTACAATTCTTCCGCCAACATTGGTAACAGAACCACCGTCAGCCAACGCACCGCCTATAGTAAGTGCTGCGTTATTTCCTACGGCTGCTGCTGCTGATATTCCATCAGCGTCTAAGGCTTGAGCATCGGCAGTTATAAAGACTGCCGTGACATCTGAGCCTGTTAGTCTAGTTGCCATAAGTTACTCCTATTATGCTACTGTAGCAATTGGAGTTGATAGAGCAGTTGTCATCCATTTAGAGTTTGTTCCATCATCTGAAACACAAGTCATAGAAACTCTAGCATTTAAAACTGTTGAGTTTACTAGGGTCAAAGTATCTCCCGCTACATCACTTACTGCGTTAGCTGCTGTTCCCGCAACCAATGAAAGCATTGCTTGGAAAGCTGATACAGCTGAACCCGGAAGTACAAAAGTAGTTGTTACGCTTCCGCCAACAGCTACTGTAAGTTGGAAGTCATAATGAACTCCTACGTTATCTGTAGATACAGCTGGTAAAGTAATTACATTATTTGCTGCTCCATTAATCAAAAACAAAGTTCCTGACTGAGCTGCTGTTAAAGTATCTGATGCCGCCCCAGCCGCATTAAAAGTAGTATCTACTACTTGTTTTGCATTAATTGTACTTGAAGTAGTGATTGCACCAGCTGATGAAATATCAAGGTTTGTTGTTACAACACCTGTTGATGCTGCTACTGTGATTTGTTCAAAACCACCTTCAGACCTAATCGGTCCACTAAATGTCGAATTTGCCATAATTTCCTCCTTGGGAAATAAGTCTTATCATCTCGGCTTGTCTGCTAGGTCAGTTGATAAAACAAAATTAAAAAAAATCCTAGTAGTAAAATCATACTACTAGGACTCTCATTAAGCAAACTTTAAAGAATCTGTACTTTAGTTGGTCTTTTGTAAAATCCAAACTTAGGATCATCTTCAGAAACTTCTACTCTAGCCATAAAAGACACTCTGTCACCTTTCTCTGCTTGTGAAGTACCCCAGACTTTAAAACCTCTGTCATCTTGTACTAATGATTTCATAGAACCGCCCCAATCATTTTCTACATATTTAGTTGCTAGAATTTTACCTGTAATTTGCATCCTTTCATCTGTAACTGGTACTGGTTCAGCATTAGCATCTAGTATGGCTTGTTCTTTTCTAGCAATTTGTTTTTCTTCAAAATCACTTAACATGTTGTAGCAAAATTCAATTTGTTTACTAGATAACAAGCCGTATTGAAGTAATTTGTTGTATATATCAAAAAAAGCATCGTAAAAATGTACAGCTTCTTCGTGGTTATTATAAAACTCCCACGCTTCAATTAAGACTGGGTGCTGGTTAGAAAATTCTTTTAAATCTTTTTCTAATTTGATTCTAGCTTCTTCTTTTTGTTGTGCATGAAACTCAGGTGTTTTTCTAATAATTGGGTTTAGATCATTATATTCCCAAGTCTTAGAAGCATTTAAAGAATCGTCTTTATCTTCGCAATATTGAACAGCTTTAGCATAGGCATCATCATATTGTGTAGATAAATTTTTAATATGTATGTCACTTTCTCCAAAGCCATAAGTTGTTGGGTATGTGTAACAGTGTCTCAATGTAAACATTTTGTACTCTTCTCCACCTACTATGTAATATCCTCTTGGTCCCATAATTTTTCTCCGTTTATTAATTTCACTATTTAATTATAGAGTAGCATGCTGTAACTTGCAAGTATTTGCACAAAATAATATTAACTAATTTTAGACCAAAAAAAAAGGCAACCGAAGTTGCCCTTTCTTTGAAATACTTGAGTTATAAACGGTATTTCTAATCGTTCTAGTTATGCACCTTGCGATCCATAGATTCCTCTCCAATCGGAGAAACCAAATGAATACCTTTCACGAGCTTTGTATCTGATGTTTCCAGTTGCAAAGTCTGGTTCCATAGAAGTTTCCATACCACTTCTTTGGAACATTTTTAGACCATCGCCTTGATCAGTTACAGAAGTTAAGATGAAGAAAGCATCTGGGTCTGTCAGATAATGGTTTACTGAGTAACCACCAGAAAGAACACCAGTGTTCTTAATAGCGTTCAGGTCATTGTCTGAAGTTCCAGTTCTTAACTGAGAATTTAAAATTCTGTCAGCTACAAAAACAAGTTCACTAGGAACTACCATTTTTGATGCTTGTACAGAAATTGTTAATCCTCTGTCATCCGTGAAGCTGCCTATGTCGATTAGAGCGTCTTCTAATGAAGTTTCGTTCAAATCAGCCATTGATGTAGCTCTGTTAGCAGCTGTTCCACCACCTGAAAGTGGGTGAGCAGTGTTAATTAGAGACACACCATCTCCGCCAGTAAAACTGGATGAGAAAGCATTGTTTAGAATGTCAGCACCTTTGACTTCTTTGGTGTTAGCCATAGATTTTGCCAGTGCTTTTACATACCTTTTACCTAAAGAATCATAGAGGTTATCTTCAACCGCTTCTTCTGTTAGAGCAAACGCTAACGCCACTGTATCGTGGGTGTAACGTGCACTGTAACTTTCAGATGCGTTGTCGAAGCTAACGCCTTGACCTTCAGTCTTAGTTGGTGCTGAACCAAATCCAGTTATCAACACCTCTTCTTCAAAGGCACGATTACTGTCTTCTATAGAGAAGATTTCTTCGTACTCTCTGTTGTACTCATCATAAGATAAGCCAAAGAGGCTGTTTAATCCGGGTTCTAACTCTTTAGCGAGTTGAGCTCTTGATATTGCCATTGTTATTTACCTTATGCTAGACCAGCACCTTTAACTCCATTGACATGATTACAAATCGTGCAATAGACGTTGGTGTTAGCTGACGCTACGTCATCGTTATCAGGGTCCTGTGAAATATCTAATGCTTTTAGAGGCAACGTAGTGGCAGTTCCGCCAGTTGTTACATCAAGTTCTACATTAGAACGTCCAGAGGCTGTATCGCCAACAGGAGAGTTTTCAACAATGTCAAAATTTCCGAACAAGTCAGCTACTGGAAAAGCAGCATCAGCTTGTACTTCAAAAACAACATTACTGTCATCAATCACGTTAGCAACTATATCGGAAGCGGAAACGCTGCCGGGATAGTAATTTTTAAAAACTTGTTCGCCTGTAGTCGGGTCAGTGTAACTGACTCCGTTAAACACTCCGACAACAGGAACAGTACCAGTGGCAGCGTGTCTACCTAATACACCAGCAGTCAACTGCGTAACCAAGTCGCCTTGGAAAATTGGTGTAGTAGCTCCACTTGCTATCCTATATCTGGATTGTCCTCCAGAATAAGGTGCTCCGCCATTCATACGAACAGGTTTTAATCCAAAAGGGGCATCTTTATTAGCCATATTTTTTACCTATTTAGTTATGATTGTTACTTTTTCCCAAAAGTAACATTAGACTTTCTTTGCGAGTCATACTTGACATACCTACCATCTTTATTAGATTCATTAAACATATTATTGTCTAACGCTTCTTTTGCTTGTTGGTTTTTGCCTTGGTAATAAGCATTACGTTCAGCTATGGTTTCAAGAGGAATCTTCGCTAAGAGTAGTCCTTCGTTATATACAATGCCAGCATGTCTACCAGAGTCTTGAGTTGGTAATTCAAATTCTTGTGGTAAATCGGTTCCTTTTACAAGTTCCCAACCTTCCCTAATTCTTCGACTTACATTAGCTCTGTCCTCTTGCCCCATCATGGATTCTCTTATCCAACGATATTCATATCCTTCAGGTGCTTGAGGCGTTTCTAGTTTTCTTACTGGACGCCATGGGGTTCTCTTCGAATTTTTAGCGTGAGTTTCGGATTCACGAGATTTTCTGGTTTGTGGTTCTTGTTCTATTTCATTAGTCATCTTATTTAGCCTCTCTTTGTGAAATTTTTTGTTTCTCTTTAGCAACAGATTTTAACCATGCGTCTTCCGACATATTATGTGGTTTCAATCCTCTAAGACGTTCAACTTCTGATTTCGAAAAAGTCACACCGTTCTTCTTGCCTTGTGTTTTTTGACGACTTCCTACGGAAGCGGAAGCGACTCTTTGCACAGAGGGTCTACCTTCACTTTGCTCGACATTTTTGCCCTGTAAATCAGGGTAAACTTTGTAAACTCGGTTGTTCAACTCATTATAATATTCGTCTGAATCAGCGTCAAAACCTTCGTTAATTAAATTGTAATGGGTAAAGTAAGCAAATTGCGTTGCTTGTACGTTACCTTCTTGTGTGTCATCACCGTACCAACTGTTACTTTCATGCCAAGTTTTAGCTTGCTTGGTTGGTTCTGGTGCTTCTTCTACAGCTTGTTCTTGATACTGTTGTTGTTGTGGAACTGGCTGTGGATTTTGAAAATTAGCTTGTTGTGCTTGTGCTTGTGCCATTCTAACTTTTTCTTTTTGTATGCTTATATCGCTTTTTAAAGAATCAGCTTTAGACATCAAATCTGCATCAGCAGACTCAACAGCTTTTTTGTACAACTCATTGGCTTGCATTTCTTTTGCATCAATAGCTTCTTGCTCTTTTTGCAACAATGCAGCATGTGTTTGCACTCTTTCTTGTGAATAATAATTAGTTTCTTGCTCTTTCTGAGCCAACATTTGCTCTAACCTAGCAGATTTTTCTTCTGCTGCTCTGTTACGCTCATTTAACTTATTTATTCTTTTGGAAACCGATTTAGTGTAATTCTCCAATTCATCGTCTGGAGACGCTTCTACTATATCTTGTTCTACTACCTCTACTTCAACGTCATCAGCTTCAGGCTGAATTTGTTGTGCATTTTCTTGTTCATTCATCATAAACTCACTATGTCATCAGGGTCGAGAATTGTGGCTATCACTTCATCATCGTTGATGATGCGTACTTCAGCACCTTCCTCCAGTTTAAATCGAGAGCCTGAGTAACGCCCTATTAAAACCCATTGTTTTTCTTCACACCAAGGTTTGTCTCCGAACCTACTGCTGTCTGTATAACAGTCAGGTCCTTGTTTTACAACATAAGCAACTACAGTTGCTAATGCCTCACGATCTACAGTGCTTTTTGCTAAGTGTATACCGCCTTTTGTTTGTGCTTTACCAGTGTAAGGTAAAACCAGCATACGCCAACCTGTTGGTTGTGGCATACGGTCAAGTAATGATTTGTCTAATAAAGTGGGGTCAAGAACTCTTGCCTCTTCTTCTATGTAAGCATCTGCAACTATGTCGTTTGTAGTTTTAAGTTCTGCCATTTATTGTACCTTGTAAAATTCTTTTATTTCGTTCTCAACATAGTATAAAGCAGATAGTTCACCTTGCAAATATTTATAATGTTCAATATCTTTTAAGCTACCTGACATTAAAGTATCTTGTATTTGTTCTTTTCTAGTTTCTGTTATTTTTTTGAGTTTATCAAAAAAAGTTATCTCATCCATTATTTCTTAGCTTTAGCTGGTCTGCCTTTTTTTTTGATAACTGGTTTGGCTTTGGCTTTAGGTTTTTCTACAACCTCTTCAACTACTTCTTCAACTACTTCTTCAACCACAGCTACTTCTTCAACTACAGCTACAGGTTCTTCACCTTTTTCTATTCTAGCCATTTTGTCTGCAATTCTTTTTTCATTCACTACATTTTTAGCATACTGAGCTGCTACAGATTGAGCGTGTGCAGATGCTTCTAATTCTCTTTGTTCTTTTTTTTCTTTACGCAGTTCTTCTACTGCTTTGTTTTTAAATGATGTTGCCATTTTAATTCCTCGTTTTAGTTTCTATTTCTAATAATTTGAGATCAGCGTTCTGTCTCAATCTATCTATAGCTACATTTAGTTTATCATCAGCTATATTTTTTTGCACATTTATACGTTGTTCTTGCAAATCATTGTCTTGAGATTTTTCTTGTGCTCTTTGATTTTGTTTCTGCATAAACTGTTCTGAGTCCATGTCCAATTCTTTGTCTTTTAAATCCAACTCAGCTTTTCGTATGTCAACCAACGGATCGCTGTCCGAACCTTGTCCAATAGATTGTAAGAACTCTGACGTTAACTCAGCCATAATAGGAGCACTGTATTGATCCAAAGTCATTTGTATCTGTTGTTGCATCTGTTGTGCCTCTTGTGGAGACATTTGTTGCATTTGACCTTGTACTTGTTGTAACTGCATCTGTACTTCTTGTGGTATTTGCTCTATAGACATTTCAGCAGACAAAAACTGTAAGTGTTGCATGCAATGACTAATAATTATTGTTTGTATCTGTGGATTCTCTTTAACCACTTGAGTCAAAAATAAACTTCTGTGTGTGTCTAGGTGAGCTTGATGGTTTTGACCTTCAAACGCCTGTGCTGGTTGTCCTAACATCAAACTGCTGTTTTCTGTACCAGCGTCTATTGGTTTAGGTGTCATGTCAGGCGGTGGTGGTATCAAAGACTCTACATTGTCTACACCTAAAGCTGCGTACATTCTTTTGTATGCTTCGTACAAACCTTGTTGACCATGTATTTGTGGATTTGATTGAACCATTTGTAACAATTCTTGTGCCAATGTAATTCTTTGACTTTGTGAAAAGATATTAGGATCAGACACTGGCACTACATCTATACGTCCATCAAAGTCTTGTTGTTTTATTTCACTAGGAGCTGAACCCATTGCAAATGGATATTCTGGTGGCAAGTAATCAGAAAAAACTTTAGACAATAATCTAAACTCAATTTTTTGTGCGTAGTGCAGTCTTTTATGAATAGCACTCATTACTTTGGTGCCTCTTTCTAGTAAAGCCACTGTGGTTCCTACTGGCATAGCAGCATTGCTGTCGCCTACGTTCATATCTGCAATAGCAGCAAATCTTTTACCTGAATCTACCAATAAACCAAGTAACTGCATAAGCACGTTGCTAGGTTCTTTGATTGGTAAAGGTATTAAGTTTTCTCGCAAACTACCGCCTGTTGTATCTATGTCTCTAAACTCACCGGGTTGTAAAGGTTCGTCTTCATCTCTAATTCTCATACCTCTAGCTTTAAAACCAGCTGGTAAATTAGCCAATGTACCAGCGTCTATGAGCTGTCTTAAAATTGATGTAGATGCTTTGGATAAGCCGCCTATCATGTGTGAAAGTCCTAAACCATAGAATCCAAGACCCGGTAAGAACTTGTATTGCACAAAATAGTTGATTTTATTTTTTAGCGGATCACCTTCTAAATAGTTTCTTCTGATTGCTAAAACAGACTCTGAAGCCTCATCAATCGTAATGATATAAGGTAATTTGAGCCCTGTAGACTCTCCGTTGACATCTACATCTTCAAATCCTTCAATGTCTAGTACGGTGTGAATTTCGTATATGGTTCTGTTTCTGTCTTCTTTGTAACTGGCTTCTAATCCTTGTATCTCGTCTATTTGTGATTTTACGTCTGAATCATCTTCACTGTAGTCATCATCATTAATTTCTACGTCTGCATAAAAGCCTGTTATTTGTTGTTTTTTTATTTCGTTTAAGGACATGCTTATGGCATGTGTGATTCTTTCAGCAGAAGACATATCTGAAGCCTCATAGGGCACTATTAGGTCTTCTGGTGGTATAAATTTACTAACGGCTTTGTTTGTTACAAAATCAAAATAAACTTTCTTAAATGCAGAACCAGCTAGTGGTAAGTAGAACAACAACATGTCTAGCTCTGGGTCATATTCTTGCATCACGTTCATGATGTAATAATTCATGAATTCTTGGACTCTTTCTGCTTGATTTTCTGTTTCTATGGTTCTAGCACCTATAATTTCTGTTTTAACAGGACCTTTAGCTGGCAACATTTCTTTGTAAGCCTGTGCTTGGAACTGAGTGACGGCTTCTGCTAATATAGGATGAATTACGCCTGAAGAACCTTCAAATGGTTGTGATCTGGCATCATCAAACTTCATGCCCAAATATTGGAGTCCATCGGTGTAAGTTTTTTCCCATTCGCTTCTGGATTGTTTGTCACTTTTTATAGAACTTAATAAATCTGAAGAAATTGTTTCTAAAGTGTCTTCGTCAATGTAATCAACCAAATTAGAATCAAACTCTATGGCTGGCATAGGTTCTTGTTCCATTTCGTCCGTGATTAAAACTTCTTCTTCGTTGACTAAAATTTGAGCAGCATCGTTGATTTGTTCTTGACGTGTTTGTTCTGGTATTACTTCTATTGATCTGTTTTGATCAAAAATATCAGGATCGTTTTCTGTGCCTAGTGCTTTTTCTATTGCCATAATTTTTTAGTGTAGCACTCTAGGTCGCATATCGTCACTTAAAGAAATCAAATCAGTCAACTCACCTTCCACAATTAAACCTTGTGATTCAGCTATCAAGTTTGCTTGATCTACGTCTTCAGCATGTATATCAGGACCTTCGTACTCTTGTGTGTCGTGTATAAATGTTGTTATAAATATTTTCATTAATAATACACCGTTCTGTTCTTAGATAACAATTTTACTTCGTCTTGGTAATCTTCTTTTAGAGATAAAAAACCACCTTGTCTAAATCTCATTAGTGCCATAGTGGCACTATCGCAGAAATCATCATGATCTCCAAATGGAAATGCAGCCATTTCTTCTCTAACTTCATCAGCGTAATCTTCGTCTGGTGCCCAAACCATACCAGATTCGAAAATAGGGGCTACGCTGTTCATTCTGGCTATTTTGTCTTGTCCTCTGCTGGGTGAGTAAGCAGTAACAGGTATGCCCATACGTCTTAATTCTTGCGTTAGTGGTGTTCCAGATGCTTTTGCTTCTATCAATACACAATCTGGTTCCCAATACTTGTATTCTTCGAAAGCAATCTTTTTTAATTCAGGAAAATCTACTCTAAACCTTTTGGCATCTAAAAGTATAATTTGTTCTACTTCGTCACGATCTTTGAATATTGCCCAAGTGGTTATGGCTGAGTAGTCAGCAGTTTCTTTTTTAGAAAATGCCGTATCGTAGCTTTGTATAACGTAACTGTAGTCAGGTATGTCTTCACCCTCCCATTTTTGCCACCACTCACGCTTAACAATAGAACCTTCTTCAGAAGTTGGGTTTTGCATCCACTGAGCGTTCCATTTGCTTACTGGTAGCGATGCTTTTACTGATAAAAGTTCATCTTTTTTCCAAAATTCACCCCATAGCGGTTTGCCAGATTCAGGCATAATTGCTGGAAATTCAATAACTTCCCATTGGTCTGCGTTGTCGTCACCTTGTTTTTTTATCACTTTACCAACCAAGTCTTTCGTGCTCCAACGTGTCATTACTATGACTATCGTGCCTCCCGGCTGTAATCTCTGTCTGGGTCCTGATGTGTACCACTCGTAAGCTGATTCTAATGATTTAGGAGACAAAGCGTCTTGCTCTGAGTGTGGATCATCAATAATCAATAAATCTGCACCACGACCAGTAATAGCACCACCAACACCAGCAGCAAAGAACTCGCCTTCCATGTTGCTTGTCCAACGCCCAGCTGATTTGTTGTCTGCTTGTAGTTTTATTTCTGGAAAAATAAGTCTGAAATCTTCACTGTCTATCAGGTTTCTTACTTTACGACCAAAACGCACTGCAAGTTCTGCGGTGTGCGTACATTGAATTATTTTTAAGGCACCGTTTAGACCCATCATCCATGCTGGAAAAAACGTAGAGGCAAATTCAGATTTTGAGTGTCTTGGTGGCAAGCAAACTATCAATCGTTTTAATTTGCCTTGAGCTATTCTGTTAAATTTATCTGCTATCAGTCTGTGGTGTCTGCCTTCGATAAAAGTGTCACCCCACATGTGTTTGACGAATCCCATAAAGTCTTTTTGGCAAACATCTTGTTTGTCTAGCTGATCGTAACGACTTAATAAGGCAACCGCTTCTGCTTTATCTTGCTCAGAAAGAATGTCAAAATCTTTTAAAGATATGTCGCTCATGTCTAAGTCAGGTTGAGCAACTAGGTAGTGACATAGTAGCCACTCAACCCTAAACACATAGTGTCTAGGTTAAGTATAGTGTATTTATTGGTTATGCTAAACCTCACGCCATTCTTTGTCTTCAAATAACAACGCTTCTGCTTCTCTGCGTTTCACCAAACCAGCTAAAACTTTGCCATTAGCTTTGTTCCATCTTTTAATTTGCTCTGGAACTTCATCGTATTTGCCTTCGTTTAAAACTTTTAAGAGTGTTGAGCTGCCAAGGTTAGAAGGTCCTAGATTATAAACCCACGCACACAAAGAATCGTATTGGTTTTGGTTAAGCTCTACATCAACCATATCATCGATGTAACTTTCGTATTCAATCATTTCTTTTTGTAATAGGTAATCAGCCTCTTCTTTAGTGGTGGTGTCGCCTTCTTTGACATCTTTTGTATGACCATAGCCTATAGTCCATACACCAGCTGGACAAAGATATGCTTCTAGCTCACATCCTTCAAAGTGTTTTATTAAAGTTAATCCTTCTAAAGATACATTCATAGTTTTATTCTCCCCAAGTTCCGTCTTCTCTAACTTTAGCTTTTTTTGTGCCACCAAAATAAGGTACTGCCAAACCTTCTTTAATAAGTATTTCACAAATGTTGTTTCCATTGCAGTCATAAGGTATGCCAAGCAATCTACCATACTTGCCACGACCAAGAGATTTAATTTTAATATCACCTGTCAAAAGCTCACCAAGTCTTTTCTTTGCTTGTAGACCTAGTGCTTTTTCTGCTGTTCTTTCAGGTTGTCTTTTTGTGTTAACCCTAGATTCAGGCGTGTCAATTCCATACGCTCGAACTGACTGATTGGTTAATTTGATTTTGAATCCTAGGTCTATTTCACTTAGCACAAATCCGTCACCATCTATGATACGTTCTAATTTTGCGTTATAAACAAAAGCGTCTGGACTATCGCTCATCTTCTTTCTCCTGTGGTTTGTCTAATTCTCTATAGTATTTGATTATGGAAAGTATGTCTTTGGTATAGCGTGTTATTTCCGCCATATCCATGCTTAAATTTTCGTATTCTTTGCTTGATAGTGCGTAGTATGCTTTTCTTGGAGCGTCACCTTTTTCAACCAAGTCTAAATACTCTTGCATCAGTTCTGGTGTAATTATTTCCCAATCAACTTTAGATAGACTCATTGGATAAGGCAATGGTGGATGATACAGAGGTGCACGTTCTGCAATGCTTCTGACCTCCACAGGCTTTACAGAATCCATCAAGCTACAGCTTGCCATGAATATACTAAAACTAATTATTGCTAGGTTTTTCATCAAACTGATTTGGGTTTGTTAATTTTTCTAGTGTAGCCATAACTCTGGTAGACGCTTTGTTTACTTTCTTTTGTAACAAAGCTGGTTTAGCTAAAGCCAATTTGTCAAGATCGTGATTGGCAAATGTTTTGCGTAACCTGTTTACGTCTTGCATGGCTTTTTGTTTGTCAGCTTCTAGTTGATTTAACTGTGCTTGTTGATTCTCTTGTTGTTCTAAATAATTCTTTATAGAGTCGTTTTGTTTTTGTATCTCTGTTTCTAAAACTATTTGATTGCCTTTGAGTGTTGAGATTTTGTCATTTAAACGGTCTATATAAAAAGTCGAGCCAGCAACTACGGTGAGCAACAAACTGCCTAATATTAATGATAATTTTATGCCCATGTGTATATTTTTAGTGCTTCTGCTTTGCCTTTTACTTTTAATGGTTCTAGTGACTTTAACACATATTTACAATTTTGTGCTGTTTCATGCCCTATAAGAGTACCAACACCAGCTTCCTTAGTTCCAGACTCTAAACGAGCTGCTACGTTGCACGGATCACCAATGAGTGAAAATGCAAATCTGTCAGTAGCACCAAAATTACCAGCAATGCACACGCCCGAGTTCACTCCAATACCAATCGCTATTTCTGGTATGCCTTCTTCTACAAAACGCTGGTTGAGTTCTATAATGTTTTTTTCTATTTGTTTGGCTGCGTCACAGGCTAGATTGTGATGATCTGGTTGTGGAATAATTGTGTTGAAGTGAAACATACCAGCATCGCCTATGAATTTGTCCGTAACACCCGAAAATTGATTGACAGCCTGTACCTGTACGTCTAACACAGCGTTCATGATATAAGTGACCATTTCTGGCTCAACTGACTCAGAAAGGCTCGTAAAACCTCTTAAATCGGTAAAAATTATCGAACAATCGACCCTAGAGCCGTTTATTTGGCACAATTCAGGGTTTTTTTGCAGTTTTTTGACCATTCTAGGGTCTAAATACTTACCAAATTGCTGTTTTATGAGCTGTCTAGCCTTGTATTGCTCTCTAAAACGCACATAAAAGGCTGTAGAACCAGTAATAAACTGTGCAATGAGTGTCCAAGTTACGTCTATAAGCAATCCTTGTTGGATAGTCCAAAAGCCGTAATAAGCCGTACCAGCCATTAATACGGTGCCGAGTGTAATGCCAAGGCTTATGCCAAATACGTTCAATATAAGCCACATAAGACCTATAGAAACCAACAAAATGCCTGTCTCAACCGCCAAAGCGTAATCTGGCACATAAGGGCTGTTCTCTATAAGAATAGACTCTGCAAGAGCAGCTTGTATCTTGTGGGGTTCAAGATAACCCACAGGCGTACTCAACTGAGGCATGACTCCTTTGGCAGTAAATCCGACAAATACAAAGCGTCCTTCTACGTCCATTTCTTGTAAATCCGTTTGAGGAGTATTCACGAAACTTATCCACTTACGACCCAAAGAATCTACTGGTACTGCTGGCAAGCCTTTTACTCGTATTTCTTCCAGACCATTATCATTAGTTTTGATAACGTAGGTGTCTGCTCCAGCTAAAATCTTTAAAACTTCTGTAGAAAAAGCTGGCACCCAACCGTCAGGTGTTCTGAGCAATAAAGGTATTCTTCTAACGAGACTGTCTACCTCTGCTCTGGCAACCGCAATACCTTGATTGGCACTCTGTGCAAGTATAGGGATGTTCTGTGTGACTCCTGTGGCAAAAGTACCACCTTGGTCTTCACCAAGTATGACTGTGCCTGTCGTTTTAGGGTAGATGCCTTTGTCGTTTTCAAACATAGCAAGAACGCTAGGTGCTTGAGATAAAGATTTAGAAAAGGCTTTGTCTCCATTAGGAGTTATTCTTCCTTTGTTTACGAAGGTAACTACCCAGCCAATTCCAAGAGCTCCGTTATTTATAAGTTGTGTTTGTATTTCAGAGAGTCTTTGTCTTGATAACGGATAGCCACCTTCTCTATTTATATCATCATCTGTAATGT